TACTTGAGCAGTTGCGCTTTTACCAGTAACAATATTTTGTAAAGTGGACTGAGTTACCCCCGATCTATCAGCGAGGTGATTTAATGTTATACCAAAAGCATCAAGCAAAAATAAAATTCGTCCAGAAATATCCATTTGAGCCTCCGCACTTTTACGTTTGCCCAAATTATACTTTCTGTACATCTAACGCGCCAACGTCATAAGGTTTGAAAAATAATGTTTAAACGATTAAATTTAATGCGAGCATCATTATTCGATTTCGTCAAAGGGGTGACATTCAACATGATGTGCTGTTCAAACACTGAAACTTTGAAAAGGGTTAATAATTTACTTCGCTGCCTCCCTCAACACGTAAACGATGCATCGATAATCAAGATATATGAGCTATTGAGAACAAGTAGATGCTTGCCTGGTGATATAGATGTAATTATATTCTGTGTAGCCTCTACTTGTGCTAGTCATTATGAAGAAGGGTATGAGTTGGGGGTACGTGGCAATAACAAAAAACATGCGTTGATTTAATCAGTGGCAACAAAAAACTTGTATGCAGGTTTGTATGCAACGGTTATTTACGCGTGCTTACGAAAGCTTACTCCAATTAACACAAACACAGGGTTAAAGCGCCTTTTTTACGCTAGTACGCGCAATTTTATGATACCTAACTTGTTCGTAATGAGGGGGTCGCAGGTTCAAATCCTGTTATCGGCTCCACATGAATATAGATAAAACAAGGCATTGCAGCGTTATTGAAGCGCCGCAATGCCTTGTTTTATGTCTAGTTGTATGCATTTTTGTATGCAGGAAGACTGAAAAATAATAACCTGATGTTATTTTTTACACAGATTAACACAGGTTAACGAGTTTTATTTTTAAATCTCTTATCTAAATCGGAAAGTGATTTTCTTCTTTCTAGAGGAATTAAATGGAAATAACGGTTATAAGTAACATATATATCGCTGTGTCCCAATCGCCGCGAAACATAACTAATATCTTCATGTTCGGCAAGTAAGTGACTCGCATGAGTGTGGCGCAAGCAGTGAAATGTCAAACGTGTAATTCCGCAATCATCACAAAAATCGGGGAACCAAGAACTTATGGTATCAGGATGGAGCGGATTGCCGTCTTCCCGACAAAAAATTAAATTTCCTTTACTGTAATTGTCTCCGAGTCTGTTTTTATACTCGGTTTGTTTTTTTGCGTGACTACGAAAAACATCGAGAACGGCCTTTGTCACTTCGATTTTGCGACGTTTTTTGTTCTTGGTAAGCTTATACTCATAGCCTCTTTCTTTTGTGTGCGACAACGATCGCTTAACAAAAACAGTGCTATTACTATAATCGATTGCGTCCCACGTAAGTGCAAGTAGTTCGCCGCGCCGCATCCCGGTCCGCAATGCGACAAAAATTAAAGCGTAATAGGACGTGTCAGCGGTGTGGCGCTCTAGTACGCCTATTTCTTTTTGAGAGAAAACCTTTACAAGATCGCTATCGGGGTCGTAGTCTTCAGGAATTGCAGGCTCGGGCAAATCAATTTTAAGAGCAACGTTTTTTTCAATTATTTCATCTTTAAAAAGAGCATCGTTTAAAATCCTGCGAATAACGCTGTGGTGATACAAAACAACATCCTTGCTTACTGGTTTAAATGGCCTGGTTTTTCCGGTTTTTTTCCCGCTCTCTAATTGCCCGACTTCGTATATTTTGTTATAGAAATCCATTAAATCTGAACGCTTAAGCTCGTGAACCTTAATATGTCCCAACCAAGGGACTATGCGCAACGTAATACAATTCTTATAACTTTCAAATGTCTTTGACGATAATTTTAGTGCGGGCGGCGTGGTCAGCCATTTTTCAAAATACTCCTTAATAGTCAATTTAGAGGGAGGGACATAAGTGTTTTCTGCCAGTTTAACTAGAATTTTAAGTCTCTCGGTTTTGGCTTCTTCCATATCTGTTGTATTTAAAAGATGAGAAACTGTCTTCCGTTTTTTTGTAACTGGATCAATACCATAATCGACAATAAGAGTAATGGATTTTTTAGAGCGCGGCAGAATTCTTACAGTTGCCAATTTTTATACTCCCTCCTTTTTCAGCTTGGCGTTTTCTAAGTTTGAAATCATATTAATATGCATATTTATCATTGCTTGTATGGATTCGGGAGATACGCCGCTAGATTCAGCCATTTTAATTGTTTCAGACCATCGTGGGTCATTGCTGGAAGTAACGGAAAGCATAAAATCATAATCAATCAAGGTAGGCGCAGTTTCGCGAATAACACCAACAACTACGCCTATAATTTGATGATCATGGTTTAATTTAATATCTTTATATTCAGGGTTAGCCGAGCGTAAATAAGCTTGGCCTTTTTTATTTATGTAGTATTTTATGCAAATATCTCCTGTGCCGCTATTAATAATGCCGACGGCTTGTCCGTCAAAAGGGGTTGTATTTTGGCGCAACAGAACAATATCGCCTGAGTAGATTCCCACAAAAAGCATTGAATCGCCTTTTACTCTTATTGCAAAATCGGCAACAATGCCACCAGGAGAAAGGATTTGCTCAGACCAGTTGCGTTTATCATACAAATCACACTCGCAAAGAAACTCTTTGATAACAGGGATTGTTGTTGATTGGCCTGATTTTTGCGCCTCGTAATTATATGAATTATTTTTGGAAACTTGAATCAATATGTCTAGTAAGGAGGATTTGAATTCTATATCAGGGTCTAGTTTGTTTAACACTTGCCTTATTCCACCAGGAGTAAAAGCAAACGTGACTTTATGAGTTTGACAAAAATATCTTAAAGCAGCTTCGAGGTGGATAGCTGTTTCTGAAGAAAATTCTTCAGGGTAAACACCGGGTATTGAGAGTGAAGAGATTGCGTTATTTATATCGCGATCTAACTTGCTATGCCCTTCGAAGAAATCTAAAACAGAAAGTTTTTGTTCCGATGAAAACTCCGATAAGTACCCTGCCTTCTCCATCAACTCACCGTAGTTAACATTTAAGAATTTTGAAAGAGTAGCTAAAGTTGTCGGCAAAGGAACTTGTTGACCAGATTCTGCTCTTGACAATGTTGTTTGAGAAACGCCGGATGCAATTGACAATTGCTTTTGAGTTGTATAGCCAGCTTCAAGCCTGAGCGCTTTAAAATACTCGCCAAAGAAATTGTTTTTTTCCAATCAGGACACCTCATTGCGATTAATAATTAAACTCATTATAGTACATATATTGCGTCCGCGCAATTAATTTATGCATATTTAATAAAAATAATTGCGCAGTAGAATAAAATGGTATATATTAAAAATGCGAGGTCGCATAAAAAATATGCGCAAGCGAATAATTTACAAGGGAGGTCGTAAAAACCGTGGGTAAAACCAAGAAAGTTATAAGGCTTAAGGTGAAAGAGCTAATGAAAGCACAAATAGACGCCAATATACCGACTGATGCAATTTTAGCAGAAAGAATAGGCGTGTCCGCATCGCAAGTATGGAGGGCGAAATTGCCTACAAATGACAATAGATATAATGCACCAGGTAATCAATTTATAGCCGGTGTCATTGATGCACTTAATGGTCGATTTGAAGATTTTTTCTACGTTGACGAAATACCTCTTAATGAGGCGGTGTAAAAGAAGTGATTGAATGTGTTGGATGCAAAACCAGAGTCGAAGAGAAAACGAAGTTTTGCCCTGAGTGCGGAAAACAAATACCTAAAATTGAAATTGCCCCAGAAAATAAAACAAAAGGCATATTGTTTGCGACGTTGGAGCAGATATCCGACATTTTGCAGATAAGCAAACCGACAACATACAAGCTTATCGAAAATGACAACCTGCCTTGGTTCCCTATAGGCAGAGATAAGAGATTTATTGTTCCTGAAGTTTTGCGCTGGGCTATAAACAGACAGGTTCAAAGCGGGAGAAAACAGGCGTAACAAAAGGAGGGACAAGCCAACGTCTATTAAAAACCTGGACGACAAAATATCAGCAGGGACAATAGTATTTAGCATAGCTTACCTAACCTGGCATATTTATTCGGCGGTGGCGGCGGGACGCATGGTAATTAATTTTTAGAGAGGAGAGCGTAAAGTGATTGAGCAAAAAGAAAGCGCCACTACTGCGAATAGTGGCGGAGAGTGCCTTGGCCTTTGTGTAAATTGCGAACATGCCGCACTGGACCATACATCAGAACCCTGTAAATTTTGCCATAACGCAAGAGGGATATTCACCAACTTCAGCAAGGCGAAAGACAAACAGGAATCCCAAAAGTGCAATACATGCCGCAACAACACCGAACTTCCACGAGAAAAGGGAACGCCGATCAATCAACAAGGATTCCCTTGCAATGTTTGCGTGGATGAATATTTTTATCACTCTAAAATTGATTAAGCAGGAAATACGTCTGGAAGACTTGCAACGACTGAACATTTTTTAACATCAGAACAGCGTGCCTCATGAGCGCATTCAAAGCGAATTGGCTTCCATCCACTGGTTGTTTTGCTGTTCATATCGGCGCACTCTACAGTAATGGAATGCATTCCGTTTAAGTGTGAACAGAAACCGGAAAAACTCTTGAATTTATTCAAAACATCACCTCCTTTAAAATCTGAAAATTCGACAGGAGGAAATAATTTCCTACGTGAGACCACAAAGGAGTCCAATGAAAAGCAAAAATAAAAAGCGCTTACAACTACTGCAAATAGCTGTAAGCGCTTCTTAAAAAGCCACATATAGAGTTAAGAATTATCAGTAATTTAATTATACTCTATGTGCGGCAAAAACTCAATAGTTTTGCGGCTTCAGAGCCGTTATAAACTTGATAAAACTAATTAATCTTTGAGTATTTTCACCTATTTTGTATTAGTAGTATATCCGATACGAAAAAGGATTATACCAAGGATTAAAATTTTATGAATGGGAGTGCTGCATGTCGCATTTAAAACGCCGTGTTAAAGCAGGGCGGGTTATTGATACAAATGTCTACCATACCGCAAGGCATAATTCACCAAAAAGACCAAGACAGAAAAATCACAATACCACTTCAGAGCAGCAGAGAAAAAATAACGAGCGAAGATCACAAAACACCCTGTTCCAGATAATAAGTGCAAACTTTCGCCCTGATGATTACTACCTGACATTTACCTACGGAAAAGAGAAAGAAGAGCCGCCACCGGAAGAGGCAAAAAAATACTTAGGCAAGTTGCTGGACAAGCTGCGGAAAATTTACAAGAAGCTTGGAACGCCATTGAAGTACATCGGAGTGACCGAACACCAAAAATGCAGGATTCACCACCACCTATTAATCAACAATATCGGAATTAGCATAAAGCAGATAAAAAAATATTGGGAACACGGCTTTATGAAGCTTCAACTATTCGCTGGTGAATGGGAAGACTGCGAACGCCTTGCAAACTACTTTGTAAAAGAGAGCGCCAATACCTTCAACACTGATAAAAAAGTTCACGGCCTACGATGGATTAGTAGCAAAAATTTAATCCACCCCAAACCGGAAGTAAAAGTCGTAAATGGCAGTAGCTGGCTCGAAAACCCCAAACCGATAAAGGGATATTACATAGCATTCGTGCGGCGCGGCTGGACACAACATGGATACCCATACATGTTCTACCGGATGGTTCAACTGCCGGGTAGCGAGGACGAAACATTTTGGGGTGATGGATAATGCCAAAGTGTGTACCGGGGCCGACAACATGGGCCATTTGCCCGAAGTGCTACAAGGACGGAACCGTTACTGGCTATAAAAATCCAATGCTAGATATGCAATGCGAATGCGGTAATACATGGCGAACCATTTCCAGCCTTTGCAGCTTCTGCCATAAACCATCGGAAACACCGCATTTCGTTGATTGCAAATATTGCAAAGACATTAAAAAGGAGTCGATAAAAGATGACAGCGACGGACATAGTACCAAGCGCCGTAATTCCCGCAAAAAGCAAGAGATATTACAGCAGGGTAATAACCCCTATAACTGAACCGACTGACGTAATAATGCCCTATATAACCCGCAAAATGCCGCTAGAAGATTTAGAAGCAAAACTTTTCGCTCAGTTTGGGGACAAGCTGCAGCCTCGGCGCTTTCGGGTTGAACCGCCGCAACAACCAACGGAAAAAGAATTTCCCCGACAAAACCCTCCTCCCGCCGCATGGAAGCATGAAAGGGCCAAAATGCAGATAGAGCATTTAACTGCTGAAAGATACCTGCAGTTAGTTGAGCAAGGAAAAAATATTACAGACGTAGCCCGCATGTACAACACCGCTGAAGCAGCCATAAGAGCGAAAATCCGTAACTGGGAGAGGAAGGCCAATGACTAGTGAGTTTTATCTACCTGGCAGAGTGGTTGCCCAAACAGAAGCGGAAGCCATTACAGAGATAGCCAGACAGATAACCGAGAGAAGCTTTACGGCATTGGAGCCGATCAAGCCATACCCCTGCAATGTGCAGCATAGACCGAATGAAACATGGTGGGAACATTACACAAAAGTCAAATGTGGAGGCGGATTGAGCCATGTTTAGCGATGAGGAGTATTACCGGCGATCCCAAATTATAAGAACATCTGACACCATGAAAGAAGCCGCCCGAAGACTTGGTATTAGTTATTCGTGCGCGGCACATTGGGCGAAGAAGAACAAAATTAGGGCCAAAACAATGTGTAAAAAGGGCTGTGACCATAAAAAGGATAGCGAGCGCATGACCTTATACCTCCAGGGAAAAACGGACAAAGAAATTGCTGAAGCGATAGGGTCTAACGTAAATACCGTCAGTAAGTGGAGAGTGCGGAAAAACTTAGGGCCGAACATACCAGAAAGAAAAGTGAGTCCTCATAAAATCCCGAAAATAAAGAAGCCGATTAAGGTTGTTGAGCGCAAGACAAAGCCAAAACCGAAACCAAAACACTTCCCACCTGACATACGGCAGCGCCTTGGATTCTATCAGATGATTTTATAGGGAGGCGTGAAAGGTGTTTGAAACTGGCCTGTTTATTATTGGGGTTATAGTTGGGTTTTTCATAGGCGCAATTTGGGCAGGTTGTGAGCGCGAAGACATGATGGACGAAAATATTAAGTTATGCGTAGAAAACGATGTATTAAGGGGTGCAATTGAAAAATATGAACAGCGTTAAACTTATAGGACGGTTGGCACAGGACCCGGAAGTCAGATACACCAAAACAGGCAAGGCGGTAGTTTCGTTCACTCTCGCGGTATCGCGGAGCTTTGGCGCTCCAGGGCAGGAGCAAAGGGAATCGACAGATTTTATACCTATTGTGGCATGGGGCAACCTGGCTGAAATGATCGGCAACACATTAGCCAAAGGCTACCGGGTGTTTGTAGAAGGTCGCTTGCAGGTTCGGTCATACGAAACTACAGACGGACAAAAGCGCCGGGTAACTGAGATAGTAGCCAGTTTTGTAGCCCAAAGTATGGAATCGGAAAAAGGAATGGGAAATAACAGTGCATCCGGGAAGCCTACTGCTGACTTCGGTCAATTCGGGCGGGATGTGATAGACGAGGAAATCCCTTTTTAGAAAAGCCCTCCAGGCGGCGGAGAATGGCAGGGAGGGCGCAAAAAGTAAGTAAGGGGAGGAAAGACCGTGAGTGAATGCAAGCATGAAACATGGAACAGTGTTAGTGCCGGGCTAAAGTGGGAGTGCGGGGAATGCGGAAAATTTGAAAGCGTAGTTATTAACGAGTTGCAACAACAACTAACATCAGAGCGGGACCGGGCGGACAAAGCAGAACGGATGCTAAGAAGAGCGAATGAGGCTTTAGAGCGGGCAGGAAGTGCAGGGCAGTTTAGCTCAGAAATAAAAATTCCAGAAGACGCTCTAGCATTCGCTGAATATGACTATACCCTTTCGTATGACTTGGAGGATGAACCTGCATACAGTAAACGCCAATGGGACGAGCAGCAGGCCACTATAGCCGCTATGCGCTCAGCCTTGGAGGCTACGAAAGAAATTCCAAAACTAATAAGGGCATATGACGATGAAGACGAACCGACACAGGAACAAGCAGAGGATTTAACAAGAAAAATATTCACTCGGCTTAGAGAGATTAACGCCATGCGGGAACAAGCCCTATCCAATACAGCCAATACCGAGTACGCAGACAAGCTTAAACAAATGGAATATAAGTTGAATACGCTTGCTGACCAATATAAAAAGCTTGAGCATGAAAAAACGCTTTTAAACATGGCCTTACGTGCTGCAAATGACGGCAATGATACCACCGACCTAAGATACTCTTACGTGCCAGGAGTCGGGCCGGAACAGTTAGACTCCTTATGCCACGGTGTAATTGTCCATATCCCTGTTGACTGGTTGAAAGGCTTGATTAATACGAACAAATCCAATACCGAGCATGCAGAGCGGGTAAAGAAGCTGGAAGAAGGCGGCGCAGGCTTTGATAGACGAAAGAGGTATAATCGACAGTGCATTCTTTTGGCTTGAAATCAATGCGGAAGATAGCTTCGGAGAGAGAAAAAGCATCAACGGATTAATTGACAACCTACAGGCCGTACTAGGGGAGGGGAAAGCGGATGCGTGATAAGATAAGCCGTTGCGGATCGTGCCAGTTTTCGGAAGCGATATACCCAAACGGACGAATAAAGTACTGCGTAGTTCATAAGGAAAATGTATCTGCACAGCGGGTGATTTGTGAAAAGTATACGCCCACAGGGGAGGGAAAGCAGTAATGCAAATAGTCCCGATAGACTTTGCAGAAGCTAATGCCTTTGTAAAGCAATATCACCGGCACCATAAACCAGTGGTAGGTTGTAAGTTTTGCATAGCAGCGGCAATCGGGGAAAAGATTGTCGGGGTTGCAATTGTCGGCAGACCAGTAGCGCGGCGCTTGGACGATGGATGGACATTAGAGGTTAATCGCACTTGTACAGATGGAACTAAAAATGCTAACAGCATGCTATACGGGGCCGCTTGGAGAACAGCAAGGGCGCTTGGATACCGAAAACTGATTACCTACACTTTACCAACGGAAACAGGTTCAAGCCTTCGCGGTGCTGGTTGGAAATGTATCGGTGCAGCTGGTGGCGGCAGTTGGAATTGTACCGAGCAGGCCAAGGATAGACAAGCATCCATTACAGCAAAAGCTTAAATGGGAGGTAGGGCAATAATGCAAGGTTTGTATAGAGGTAAGAGGATAGATAACGGCGAGTGGGTGTATGGTGATTTATTGCAGGACGGAGATACTGACGCATTTATTGCCACCAGATATACTGCATACTCAGACGGATTTTGCCAGGTTTTCGGGGAGCCCGTTCATGCTGAGACAGTAGGGCAGAGTACCGGATTGCCGGATAAAAACGGCAAGTATATCTACAAAGGCGATATATTTAAAGCGAGATATGATGTGTTGGTAGTTGTGGAATGGGATGCAGATTGCGCTAGATTTTTAGGATTCACGATTGAAAAAGAAAGAAAAATTGTATACATCGGACAAGAGCCAGCAGTAGAAGTAATAGGAAATCGATGGGATAACCCAGAGCTATTGGGGGTTAGGTAAATGCTGCTAGAAAATACGCTATGGTATGGCGTTGTAGATAAGGTGCAGGTAGCCATAGACCGGATAAGACAGTTTGAGCCTCCAGAGGGTTATTATGTGGCCTTTAGCGGGGGCAAGGACAGTATAGTGGTGCTGGACCTGGTTAAACGGGCCGGGGTGAAATATGATGCACACTATAATCTGACTACTGTAGATCCTCCTGAACTGGTTTATTTCATCAGGGAACATCATTCGGACGTAGAAAAGCATATGCCAAATAAAACTATGTGGCAACTGATCGAGCGCAAAGGTTTCCCAAGTCGAAAAATGAGATATTGCTGTGCGATATTAAAAGAGTCTGGAGGAAAAGGAAGGCTCTGCGTGACCGGAGTTAGGCGAGAAGAAAGCCATAATCGTTCTAAAAGGAAAATGGTTGAACAGTGTTACCGAGATCCAAGCAAGCGATATTTAAACCCTATAATTGATTGGAGTAGTCACGATGTTTGGCAGTATATTCACGGTAACAAACTTCCGTATTGTTCTTTGTATGACGAAGGGTTTGAACGACTTGGTTGCATAATGTGTCCGCTGTCTAATCCAAAGCAAATTGCAAGAGAGGCTGCGCGATGGCCTAAATATGCAGAAGCGTATCAAAGAGCGGCTTTAAAATCTTTTGAGTACAAAAAAGAGCGCGGATTAAGCCTGCCGCCTAACTGGACAAGCGGAACTGACATGTATGAGTGGTGGATAAAACAGGCCAGCGCCGAAAAAGAAAACCCGGATCAAAACGAACTGGACTACGAGTAAATTAGGCCATTAACACACCTATACATGTAACAAAACAAATATATAGATGCGGTATGTAACATAGTGGGAGGGGAAGATTTGAACGGAATAATTCGGGTTTTCCCGCGAAGGACTGAAATGACACCGTTAGACGATATGAGTTTTTCGAGGGTATTTATAAACGGAATAGGTGACGATAGCGATTTACCGACAATGTTTATTCCTGATCATGATGCCGTGCATATCTGCTGCGTTTTTACTTGGGACAAACATCGAGCAGAGGAACTTCAATATCAGTGGCAAGGGAAAACGGATAAGCCCGTACTGATTGGAGGACCGGCGTATGATGCCGATGGAGGCGAGTTCGTACCCGGTATGTACATGAGGCAGGGCGTAACGATTACAAGTAGAGGGTGCAATAATCAATGCCCCTGGTGTTTTGCGTGGCGGCGGGAAGGGCGATTAAGGGAATTACCCGTACACGCTGGCAATGTTGAGCAAAGCAATAATTTCCTTCAATGCTCCATAAAACACCGGCGCACAGTCTACGACATGATGAAAACCCAAAGTCAAATAAGCTTTCGCGGTGGATTGGAAACGGCCTTGTTGACCAACTGGGACATTGAAGAAATGCGCTCTCTAAGGATTGCCGACTTGTGGTTAGCGTGTGATACCAAGGGGGCCATAAAGAAACTGCGAAGTGCCTGCCAGCGGCTTCATAATGCCGGATTTAGCCAGAACAAAATTAGATGTTACGTGCTGATCGGCGACGATATGGCAGAAAACGAGTCGAGGTTAAGGCAGGTATACGAGGCCGGGGCGCTTCCGTTTGCTCAGTTATTTCAGCCAGAAACGCCTATAGAGTACTCAACAGAGTGGAAACAGTTTGCGAGGACATGGAGTAGACCGGCAGCTTATAAGTCTAAATTGAAAAAGGAGCGCAGCTAATATGAACGACCTAATAAGCCAGATAGAGCGGGGAGAGGTAATAGTAGCTGAGTTGGTAGATGGAAATTTAACCCAATTAGTGCCGGACTTTAATAAAACTGCCGAATTATTGCGTCTGATTCGTAACCCCTGGATACCAGTAACGCCTGAGACTATGCCGGAAGACGGGAAACCTGTATTGATATATTCTGCCTTAACAGAAAAGTTTGGAGTAAGCGATGTAGTGAGCGAGTTGGTGAAGTATCCGAACGGTTATTTTACAGTCACCCACTGGATGCCATTACCTGCACTACCAGAGCAGGAGGGGGTAAACGGTGAGTGATAAACTACCGGACAATGTAATTAAATTCACCACGCTAAAAACCGACTATGGGAAAAAGAAGCATTGCACCTGCTATGAATATAGGCGAGTATGGCCTCAGTACATTGTCGATACCCAGAACAGAGAAATTACCTGCAAGCTATGCGGGAATGTGGTAGATCACTTTGAAGCTATGCTGAAGATTGCCAATCGTGGTGAAAGGTTGGAAGAAGAGGTTAACAGCCTTTGCGACAGGGCTAAAGAATTGAGCAACTATAAACCGTGGCTTAAAAGAATTCGGGAATTAGAAAGCTACTGCCGCAGCGGAACAATGGTTCTGAGTTGTCCCCATTGTCACCAAGGAATACTTTTTGAGGAAATGACCGGATGGACCAATAAAGAAAGGGAGCTACAGCGGCGCAAATTTAGAGAAAAGGAGCGTGACCCGAATGCCTGAATGCAAATGTGGAAACTGCCAGCATTACAGCAAAGTAACGGAAGAATGCAATTTATCTGAGGAATGGATAGATCCAACATCTTACTGCATGCAACACCGTATGGACTGGCTAAAGGAGCGTGACCAACAATGCCAACCATAGCCATACAGTGCGTATTAGGATTTGCCCTTATTGCTGCAATAGTCACCTATCCTAAATGGAGCTATAAGCAATGGGCGTACCGGTGCGAACGTGACGTTATACCGTTTGCCGGAAGAAAGAAGGAGGGCGCGAAATGAAAACAGCTATAGAGTTAATAGCCGCAGAGAGACAGCGACAGATAGAACAAGAGGGCTGGACACCGGAGCATGACAGACAGCACACAAAAGAACAAATAGCCTTAGCAGCTGTATGCTACGCCTTGCCAGATTCGTTTAAAACCCTACTATTGCCGATGATGTGGCCTTTTGGACCGGAATACTGGAAGCCTTGCCCTGAAGATCGCATAAGGGAACTTGTAAAGGCTACTGCTCTTATGGTGGCTGAAATAGACAGGCTACGGGCAGAGGAGGGCGGCGGTAATGGAATTGGTTAGAGGAGAAAACGCGCTTGAAGGTATCGCCATACAAAAAGGCGATGAATACGACTTCCCTTGCCCTGTATGCGAGGAAGAGGTGGAAGTAGATGACTTTGGCCCTGCTTATAGATGCCATAATTGCGGGTGTCCCATTCAGTTTAGAGAGGAAAATATAAAGGTTGTTCCCGTCGATGAGTAATCGTGAAAGAAAAGGACAGCCAACATGCGGTAATTGTGCAGAGTATGTATCTGCAACACTGTTAGACCGATACAAGTATGGACGATGCCAACTGAGATTCGAGCAGAAAAAATATGATGCCGTCCACTTCCGCAGGGCGGCTTGCTCGGAATGGAGAGCGAAGGAGGGCGGCGGAAATGGACGCTGAGACAATAAAGTCCATCCATGAACAAGAGTATTACGCCGAACTAGGACGAGCAGCCGAAAAAGGTATGTTGGAAGTAAGAGAGATAATTTCCTGCAAAGGAGCCTATCAGTCTTTCAAGTGTGATGTAGTGAGGGTAGACAAGATTTGCTCTCTGAAATACTTCTGTCAAAGATGGAAAGGGGCGGTAGGCGTTGAGAAAGTCAGCCCTTGAAACACATATCATCTATCGCCGCAATGGAAAAACGATAAACCAAAAAGTGATTTATATAAACAAGAAAGGCACCTTCCAATGGCGGGAGCAGTGCGAATCATGCAAGCATAAGGGCGTGGTAGGGATTGGTATTAGAGGATTCCTCGAAGAGCCTACCTGTGACCGGGACGAACTGTCATGGCGGCGGATGAACGGTAAGACAGAAAAAACAATGCAAGCTATGGGAGGCGGTAGAAAGTGAATCTTAAAGCATTAACTGTGCTTCAGCCATATGCGAGTTTAATTGCGGGTGGGCATAAAAAATATGAAACACGGTGTTGGTCTACAAAGTACCGGGGACCGATTGCAATTCATGCAGGCAAGAAAGACCCTAGAACATGGTTGCATTTTATGAATAATGAGTTAATAGATGCGGCTGACACAGCCTTAAACGGAGCGTTATTTTACGAATTACCACGTAGTGCGGTAATTGCGGTTGCCGAACTTGTTGACTGCATTGAAATCACAGGCCCGGTAATGGGCGGATTAGCTATATTGGCAAACGGGGATATGATCGAGGGTAATGAGTATATATTCGGAAATTACAACAACAGGCCGCATTACGCGTGGAAACTCGCCAACGTGCGGCGGATTGATCCAATACCGGCAAAAGGGCTTCAAAGAATTTGGAACTGGGAGGTAAACGAAAATGAATTGCGTTTTAGGAGATAAATGCCAGTGCGTACACAACCAGGGCGGAAAATGCACAACCACACCAAAACCTGAAAGCGTCCCTTGCCTTGGTACAGTGTGCTTTAACATTACAAGTAAATAAGAGGGGGTAGCAAATATGATAAGCAAAGCATATCCGTCCAAAGGGACAGCAAGAGCGGCAGCCAAGGATCATGCTACCGCAAATAAATTAAAAGCCTTTATCCTGACAATTGATGCAGAAAACCGTAAATTCCACTTTGCAGATGAGGAACCTGCGCCAGACAGTGAACATATTGTTTTTGCTAGATACCAGCTATCAAATGGAAAGTGGCGAGATAAAACACCACTTGGCAAAGTTGAGTGCGGCGGCGGGGTAACAGTAAAAACGGTCAATTTCATAACAGGAGGCTAAAAGCATGAAAAAGATAGCAATAATTAACCTAAAGGGCGGAGTAGCTAAGACAATGTCCTCTGTTAACATGGCCCATATACTTGCTGCCGTCTACGAAAAGCGCGTGCTGCTCATAGACAATGACAAACAAGGTAATTCGTCAAAGTTTTTTGGCCTGTATGGATATGACAAGCCGAGCATAGCGGACCTGCTGACAGAACGCAATTACGACATATCTAAAGTCATTAATCACACGCCCTACCGAAATCTTGATTTGATTAGCGCAAACATGAACCTGCTGAACGCCAATTTAAAAATAATTCTCGATCCTTCGCGGCAGCAGCAAACCATACTCAGGAAAGCGTTAATGCAAATCGAGAACAACTACGACTATTGCATAATGGACAATGCGCCAGACATCAACATAAGTATCATTAATAGCCTGGTAGCCGCCGACGAGGTAATCGTGCCTATAAAGATCGATCAGTTTGCCTTTGACGGCTTAGAACAACTTACGGAGCAGTTTGAAACAATTAGAGAGTTTAATCCGGCACTGAAGTTCAGAGGATGCTTAGTCACTCAATTCACCAAAAATGACGTAAATCTACAAGGTGAATCGTATTTAACCGAGCAAGGGAAATATCCGGTATTCGAAACGCATATCAGGAGAACGGAAAAAATTGACGAGAGTACCTTTGCCAGCCAACCTATAATTGAATATTCCCGGCAGTGCGGCGCTTCAAAAGATTATTTGAAGTTCGTGAAGGAATATTTAGTCAAAGAGTATGTTAAATAAAAATGTGTCCAAGTTGGACACATTTAAGAGGTGAAGGGGAATGGCAAAGTTTAGCCTGAGCGACCTACTTAACACCCAGTCAAAACCGCAGGCCGTGGCGGCGGAATTTAAAATCGAAAAGATCAGTGTGTATCAACTAGAGCCGTCGAAAGACAATTTCTATAGCGTAGCCGATACTGACGACCTAAAGGACTCAATAGAACTAATTGGTATTCAGCAAAACTTAACAGTAACGCCAATACCGGGAACGGACAACTACAAAGTAATATCTGGACACCGGCGCAGAATTGCCAGTATGAGACTGGCGGACGAAGGCAAGGAACAATTTGAGTTTGTTCCTTGCCGCATAGAAAACAATCTCGACGAGATAAAAGAAAAAATAATGCTCATCTACACCAACTCTACTACTAGGAAAATAAGTGATTGGGAAAAGGTAGAGCAGTTAGCGCAGCTTAAAGCACTTTTGCAAGAATACAAAAAGACCCACGAAATACCAGGAAGAGTTAGAGAATTATTAGCCGAGGCGTTAAATGTTTCGCCTACACAAGTAGAACGCCTGGAAAGCATCGATAACAACCTTGTGCCAGAGTTTAAGGAAGAATTTAAGCAAGGAAATGTAAAAGTATCTGTTGCCGCTGAATTATCCAAACTGTCAGCAGCAGATCAGAAGGCCGTATATGAAACCCACAAGGAAAAGGGAGCAACAAACCTAAACGCTGTTAGGGCGCAGAAAGAAAAGGTCAGTAAGCCGCAGGAAGCAATAAACCCGACAATCACAGCCTTAACGCTAGTCAAGGACTTGTTAGAAAAGGAAATTGCCAGGATAAGGCCGGATGATGATAAAACAGTATTAAGCGAGTATTACCGCATACTAACATCAAAAGCCAGGGAAATAGATCAAGAGCTGCATTCTCTAATGGGCAGCGATATGTTCAAGGAGTGCAGCGGGGCGGCGGAATAACAAACGAAGGGAGATAAACATTTGAAGCGAGAGATACGGTCATTCATTGAATCGGAACTTCGGGACTATGATAACACAAAAAAAGAATGGGAGAACTTACAAGAGGAATTAACCATAGGGAATGCTGCTGCTCACGAGGACTATATGGTAAGACTAGGGCTGTTATCTCCTGAGAAAGCAAACGGGCCTACAGAAAGCAGGGCGCTTAAATTAGTATCTAACAAGAGGTTAGCGCAAACAGAGAGAACTATTAAGGCGATAGAAAAAGTAATCATGAATTTGCCGGAAGAAAAGTTTAAGTTAATTAGAATGAGATACTGGGACATGCCAAGAACACTAACTGATGATGGAATTGCGGCGGAATTATCTTGCAGTAGGACTACATTGTATGTCTGGGTTGACGGAATAATCACGGCATTAGCAAAGGAAATGGGGCTAATTGATTAAAACCGGACAAAGTCGGGACTTTTACGTGGGGTTGACGTGGTAATATAGTAGCATGAAATAAATATACAAACCAAACCGCTTACTTATGTAGGCGGTTTTTCTTTTGGAAAGGGGTGTGCAAAACTGTTTGATGAGTACGAAGAACTTGAAATAATTGAATGTCTTGCAGCATTCCCGAAAACCAAGAGGAAGAGAATCAAAGGAGATCCATTAAAAGAACTTAATGCACAAATACATAAACGAGACAGGGATGCCTGCATATTGTGCGGGCATTATGTTTTGCCGGGGGAAAAGTTCCACCATGAACCACCGGGAGCGAAGAAGCAAGACCGCGTTGAGTGCGCTGCATTGTTATGCCAAGGATGCCACCACGAGCGGCACTTCGGAGCGCGGTTGCGAGAGATAAGGCGAAGAGTAGAGGGCTACTTAAAGGAGCGTTACCCGGAGTTCTGGGAGACTAGGCAGGCATAAGTGAACACCTAAATTGTTTGTTAATGAGACACAATTCTAATATTTTGGGTCCTTTCCAGGGGGTGGGGGCACAGGGGTCGGAAACCCCGCGACTATCCTGCCTGAAAAAAATAAAAAAAATAGGTAACAAGGAAACGAAAGCGGGGGATTTTGCTATATGGAAAAAGATGGGCAAAACGCAGTGATAAAGCCGCTTCCGTGGATACAAATTGAAGACACCCGTTTGTTACTTAACTCAACTGCCACAGCTGAGTTTTTTAACATATCCAGAAAGACGCTTTTAATGTGGGAACGTAAAGGAGCACCAAAAGAAGAACGCGGCTGGTGGGATATAAAAAAATTAATGGAGTGGCTTGGTAAAGGGGGTAGTAGTAAAAACGAGGCTGTTAGTGACGAGGCTCGAAAATTAGCGGCAGAAGCCAAGTATAAAGAGGCTAAAGCAGCAATGGCAGAAATGGACCAGGCCGTCATGGAGGGTAAATACATAGAAAAGTCCGAGGTGGATAGAACATGGGCAATAGTCGGAACGCAAATAAAAGCAAACATCATGGCATGGGTAAGAACATTAACCCCGACACTTGCGCATCAAGACATGCGCAGCGTCGAAAAAGTCATGACCGGCGCAGTTTATGACCTCCTCGAACAACTCTCCTCGAAAGGCCGATTCCAAAAGAAACCAGATAGAGCTACCAGAAGCGCTAAGAAAGGCACTAAAGCCACCTGAAAGGCTCACTGTTAGCCAGTGGGCAGACAAAAACCGAATACTGGACCTGCGAACTTCCTCGATGCCTGGCCCGTGGAAAACGTCGTTTATCCCATACGCCAAAGAACCGATGGACGCATTCAATGATCCTGAAATAGAACATATCATTTTGTGTTTTGGTAGTCAGGCGAGTAAAACAGAAATATTAATCAATATGATTGGCTATGCGGCGGATCAAGACCCCGGACCAATGCTAGTTGTGTACCCGGAAGATGATACCGCCAAATTCGCAGCCGAAAACCGCATTGAGCCGATGATACTTAGTGTACCGGCTCTAAAAAATAAATACGATCAACGCAACTCCGAAAAGTTAGAATTAAAATTTGATGATATATTTATTGCCCTAAATGGTGCAAATTCTCCCTCAAAATTAGCATCTAAACCGATTCGCTATCTTATCCGCGATGAAATAAACAAATTTAAGCAGTGGACCGGAAAAGAAGCCAATCCGCTCGACTTAACGGAAGAAAGAACCAAAACTTTTCCGCACAACCGAAAGATAGTTGATGCTTCTACACCGACGCTGAAGACGGGAAACATAACGGTTGCCTATGAAAATGCGGACTCGCAGAAACAATATCTCGTTCCATGTCCGCACTGCGGGAAAATGCAGACATTTAAATTCAAGCAGATAAAGTGGCCTAAAGAAATTAATAATGATCATAAGTTAGTCCGCGATTTAGCGTGGTATGAATGTGAACATTGCGCCGGGATTATCGAAGACCGTCACAAACAGCAAATGCTTGCTTTTGGAAAATGGATGCAAGTCAATCAACACGCCGGAAGAGTACGGTCTGTGGGGTATCATATTAACTCAATTTATTCTCCGTTCGTCACTTTTGGCGAAATGGCGCGGAAGTTCTTAGTATCCAAAGATTTTCCCGATAAGCTAATGAACTTTATAAACTCTTGGCTGGCTGAGCCGTGGGAAGATAAGGCAACATCGATGAAGTCAGATGTTGTACTTGCTCATCAAGGAGATTATGAAGAGGGGACAATCCCGGAAGATGCCCTACTATTAACTGCTGGAATAGATGTGCAACTTGATCACTTTTGGGGAACAGTTCGAGCATGGGGAGAGCGCTTGTCGTCTTGGCTTATACGCTATCAGCGATTAGAAACGTGGAATGATGTAGAACATTTTATTCTTGATCCCTATCCAACCGAATGGGGAGAAGTTACCTATATACAAAAAGCTTGTATAGATTCCGGGTACAACACGGATGAAGTATATCTGTTTTGCGCTCAGAATCCTGGAATTTGTGTACCGACAAAAGGATCGTCAAATCCATTGAGGGCCAGGCAATCAGCTACGCGTATAGACAAAGGGAAGGGCGCAGGGCTGATTTTATATACTTTAGACACCAATCAATATAAAAATCAAATAGCGGGTGCATTAGCAAAGCCTGCCGGTACACCTGGTGCATTTATGGTATACAACGGCTGTCCGCGTGAATATGCAGATCAAATATGCAGCGAACAAAAAGTAAGTGAAAAAAACAAGCGTACTGGCGCGACTGTTGATACGTGGAAACCAATTGGAAGCCATGCGCAGAATCATCTACTTGATTGTGAAGTGGGAGCGGCGGCGGCGGCAGATATGCTTGGGGTAAGATTTGTAACAAAACCAGCAGAAGAAGAAAAACAGACCGAAGAAGAAACCACCTCGCAAACAAAGCGAGAAGGGTTTTTGAGCGGAAGAGAAAGATTATTAAACCGGAGGAGATGAGCACGATTGGCGGAAGCGTTAGAAGCCCAACTCGACAGAATACAAACCAGAATAGCGCAAATAGAAAATGGTGCTAGTGAGTTTCAGACTGCGACTAGACGTTTGAAAAACCATGAACTTAATGTTCTATACGATCGAGAAAAAGACCTAATTAAACGTATTGCCATGCAAAAAAATGGGAATACGGCCTATGTAGGGAGGCCGACAAGATGAGAGCATCCTTGCTGGACAAGTTAATTACCTATGTATCGCCCAAAGCGGGCTATTATAGAGCCAAATATCAAGCCGGAGTAAATGCTGTCAGAAACTATGATGCCGGTAAAATTGACCGCAGTAATGCTGATTGGGTCCCGGTAAATTCAAGTCCCGAACAAACGGATGCAAACCAGAGGCCATTTGTTACTGCCAGGGCCAGGGATTTAGAGCGCAACAGTGATATTGCTGAATCTGTTGTTGATGCAATTGTTCGCAATGTCATTGGAACGGGAATAAAACCACAAGCGCAGATAAAAAACGATGACGACTCCTTTAATGAAAAGCTAAACACACAATTAGAAAAAAAATTCCAACGTTGGGCCATGCCGGAAAACTGCGACATAACCGGACATCAATCCTTCTACGAATTACAAACAATGGCTCTAACTAGGCGCATTTATGATGGAGAAATATTCGCTTTGCCAATCATGATGAAAGACAAAGCGCTCTTCTTGCCGCTACAACTGCAGCTAATTGAGCCTGATTTACTTGCAACGGGCTTAATTAATGCCCCTGGAACAAATAACGTTATTTTGCATGGCGTAGAAGTTAACAAGTACTTTAAACCATTGGCCTATTGGTTTCAGGAAATGAGTCCGGACGGATACACCTCTCTCGAGGCTCGTCGCGTACCAGCAAATAAAGTGTGGCATTTATTTAAGAAACGGCGACCAAACCAGACGCGGGGAATGAGCGAGTTACACCGGATCATGAATAGGCTTAAAGAAACCGGTCGTTATCTTGATGCCGAATTGCTATGCAGAGAAATAGCTGCATGTTTTGCAGCCTACGTTGAAACAGACCTGCCAACCGAGCAAGTTTCAACTTTACGTAAGGGGGATAAAGAAAAGCCGCAAAAAGATCTCGTGCCGGGGACGGTGACTTATTTATCGCCGGGAGAAAAAATAACTACTGCACAACCACCGGCAAGCGGTGCTAGTGTCCAGGATTATACGCAAGTAGAACTGCGGCTAGCTGGTGCAGGTATCGGCGTAAGTTATGAAGAAGTAAGTCGTGACATGTCAAAGTCAACCTACTCCTCGGCTAGGATGGCCCATTTAGCAGACAGAAGAACATTTATTCCTATTCAAAATTACGTGATTGTCCACTTTTGCCGACCAGTGTGGCGGGAGTTCGTTCGCTCTTGTGTCTTGACAAATCAAGTTAAAATACCGGATTACTGGCAGAATGAAGAAAAATACTTGGAATGCAACTGGATTGCTCCAGGATGGGCGTGGATTGATCCGCTGAAAGACGTTAAAGCCACTCGCGAAGAGATTGATGCCGGACTTGCAACTGTTGCTGACAAATGCGCAGAGCGAGGGGATGATTGGCGCGATGTGTATATGCAGCTAAAACGCGAACAAGATTACGCCAAGGAACTAGGGCTAAACATCAACATATTAGCAAATAAAGGAGGGATAACACAAAGTGCCACAGCTGAACAACAAAACACCAACGTGGGCAACAAACCTTGAAAGAAGCATCAGTTTTGAAAGAGCGGCTATCGACGTTGAAAAACGGACGGTGCCGCTTTCGTTTTCCAGTGAAACGACTGAGGTGGTTCGCTGGGGAGACGTCGAGATTCTTGACCATGCGCCTGGAGCTTGTGATTTAACACAACTTCGTGACATTGGAGTATTGCTGTTTAATCACAACTTAGATATGCCGATAGGTGGAATCGAATCAGCCGAAATAATTAATAACCGCGGCGAGGCGGTTGCGAGATTCGACACTGACCCCGAAAGTGATAAGTATTTTCAGAAGGTAAGAAGCGGAAGTTTGAAAGCTGTTTCTTGCCGCTACACAGTTAGTCAGTGGGAAATTGTAGAAGCAAACATGATGTCGAGTGATGGACGATTCGCAGGACCTTGCTGGATTGCCCGTAAATGGAAACCAACTGAAATTAGTATTGTATCAATACCCGCTGATTCGTCAGTTGGAGTTGGTAGAAGCGCTGAACAGGACAAAAGTCCTTCAGATAAAACAGAAGAAACAATAAGGAGTGATTCAAGTATGACCCCTGAAGAAATAGCAGCAGCAGAAACTGCCAGACAAACTAAGGAAAAAGAGGATCAAATCCGCGCACAAGCACAAGCGGACGAGCGAGCCAGAGTAACCGATGTCACAAGTATTTGCCGTGCATTTGATGTAGATCCGAATGAGTTTATTAGCCGTGGGGCATCTGTTGATGAAGTGCGCAAATCGATCATGGATGATCAAATTCGCAAAAACGCACCTTTACACACGACTAGTACCGTGCAGGTGGGAGCGGATGAAGAAAGCAAAGTCAGGGCTGCTATGATTGATGGATTGGCTGCAAGGGCTGGCGTTAAAATTGACAAGCCTGCGGCTGGGTTTGAGGATTTTCGCTCTTTCCGTATGTTGCGACTTGCTGAAGAGTGCATCGAACGCCGCGACGGAAAACGCAGAAAATTTTCCAGCGATGAAGACATTATCCGTGAAGCGCTCACCGGCGCAAGCCAATTCCCTGGAATCTTGTCGAATGTAGCAAACAAATCTATGTCAAATGCGTACCAGGCGGTGCCTACGACGTATCAAATCTGGACTGGAACTGGTTCGCAGTCTGATTTTAAAACAGGGACACGGTACCGGATCTCAGAAGCTGGTGAACTGGAAAAACTCAATAGTCAGGGCGAATTCAAACACGATGAAGTGACCGAAGGCAGTGCGACTGTCGCAGTAGGAACATACGGGAAGAAATTCAGCCTCACGCGGCAAGCCATTATTAACGATGACATGGGGGCCTTGACGCGCATACCTGCTATTCACGGCGCGGCAATTCCTCGCGGCATTAATCGCCTGGTTTATAAAGTCATAAAAGATAATCCAACCATTGAAGGGGCGGCATTGTTCCATGCCAGTCATGGGAATTTAGCGGGAACAGGAGCAGCTTTATCTGTGGTATCGCTTGGTAAGGCTAAAGCGGCAATGGCGAAGCAAAAAAACATCGGTGGGAAAGAATATTTAAACATTCAACCGGCATTTCTATTGGTTCCGGTTGAACTAGAAGTAACAGCAGCGCAGCTTATCGGCTCGTTGGTTGATCCTACTAAGTCAAATGCAACACCTAACCCATTTGCAAACAAATTGACCGTGGTGTCGGACCCTAATATGGATGACATTAGCACGACTGCTTGGAATTTGGCGGCTGCCCCTGGATTCGTAGATACAATCGAAGTAACGTACTTAAATGGACGTCAACAACCGACGTTAGAATCACAGGTAAGCTGGGAAGTATTGGGGATTGAATGGAGATTGTACTTTGATTTCGGTGTAAATCTTCTGGATTTCCGCGGACTATACAAAAACCCTGGACAATAGGTGGAGATAATCTCCACCTTCTTTTTATAATAAATTAAATGGAGGGAATGACATGGCTAAAGAAGCGACCTATATTCAAAGAGGTGACAATATTGACTACACTGCGGCGGCAGACATTGCCTACGGTGCAGTAGTCCCGCTGGTCACACGCATTGGGGTAGCGTTAGAATCAATTGCAACTGGCGCTACAGGATCAGTAACAATAACGGGGGTATTTGAGGCAGCAGCTGTAAACGATGCTGCGTTTACGGTTGGTGATTTATTGTATTGGGATGACACGGCAAACAAGTTAACAAAAACTTCGGCTAGCAATACACCGGCAGGCGTTGCCATTGAACCAAAACTAACAGCTGGGGCCACTGCCAGAGTAAGGATTGGGTAAAAGGTTTTCTACAGGCGGTGAAAATAGTGAGCGTTAAAGATGCAATGGCTGAAGATATGGCTATCTTTTTAAACGAAGAAGAATTCGCAGAAGAAATAGAGTACAACGGCGAAAAAATTATGGCAATACCCGACATTGGTCGCTCTAATGAAAAAGGAAATACCTTTACGAGCGACGGCGCGACAGACAGGGCGTGCTTTGAAATTTCGGCAGATGACGTTTTAAATCCGCAGACAGGCGATCAAATAATGTATAAGGGCAAAGAGTGGACAGTAATCCGCATGATTGCAACTGATGGGTATATGACTACGGTTGAATGCACGGCAAACGAAAGCGCCGTAATGCTGAGGTGATGCCATGGATCTTCGCGCTGAACTACAGGACGAGGCAAGGCCGCTATTTAATCGTATTATAACCGAAAAGCCGCAATGGCTTGGCAGCGCCATGAAATCAGCCGGTTACTGGGCACAGCAGGAACTAAAAAAGGGGATTCGCTCCGGTGCCCCTGGCGGTCGGCAGTATCGCGCCCTTATGCCAGCTTATTTGCGTTCTAAACTGGAAGGCGTAGTCAGTGGAAAAGCAAAGCGAACCTATAAGCCTCTTGGTGATTTAGTGCAGGCCGTTGGTTATGACAAAAGTAGGGCGAGAGAAGGCATTGTGACTACCGGGTGGCTAAGCGCATCCGCTGTTCGAATCGGCACCAAACAGGAAAAAGGTTTTATTACGGCGGTAACAGACAAACTACGCAATGCTTTCCATGCTGCTGGCTTAAAAATCGGAGAGAATAAAACGCAAATTACCATTCAGGCACTGCCTACCTATCAACCCATGCACCCGCTTATTGAAAAGGGCGCTCCTGAGAGGGTGCAAGCCAAAATAGCCGACTACATCAACGGAGCAACACAACGATCAGCGGCAAGCAGCAAGCGTGTATACCGCGTTTATTCGTGAGGTGTGTATGAATCCAACATTAAAACTCAAAACGATTGCCATGACATGGCGAGACATTCTGATGGAATCGGGAAAAATACGTGGTTTTTGTCAGGAGAAATACGGCAAACCGCCAACTATTTTCATGGGAATGAACGGGCAAAGGTTACCAGTGAAAGAAACATGTCCATATATCGCCATTGTAGGCGGAGTGAAAAAGGAAGGACTTGAAGAAGAGTCCTTCCTTTACCACATAGGAATTTCGTGGGTTATTATGCAAAGCAATGCGCTGGTCGACGGTGAAATAAAGCCGTGGTCTGAAAAACTGACGGGCGAAACAATTGAATGCATGGGTGTCTATGAATGTGATGAGCTAGGGCAGTTAATCTACGAGGTACTACAAGAAGCCTTGGGAGATAGCTGGCCTATATCTAAAATTGATTACGAAGTAGACTGGGCACCACCATACTTTCCGCAGTGGCCTGGTCATATGGTTGCTGCAACCAGTATTTTACCTACCATGGGCGAAGAAATTGAATATTAAGGAGGGAGAACATGGTGAGACAGGCGAGAGGCTATAAAGGAACACTCCTGTTAGCCTTTGAAGACGAATATGGCATTACTCCGGCCCTGCCGACAGTGTACATGCTGCCGTTTAACTCCAATTCCTTGGCAGGAAGCCAGGAACAAATACAATCAAACACTATTACTGGCAGGCGCGATCCTGTAGAACCGGGAGAAGGGACCATTGACTGCGCAGGTACCATAGTAGTTCCGATGGACGTTCGCAATTCAGGAATATGGCTTACATTGCTATTAAACGAACCGACAACAACGAACGAAAATACAGCAGGAAAATTGACGGGTGCTACCGGCGTAACAACCACCATCGGTACATGGAACGCAGTGACTGCCGGAGCGTTTAAAGTATCCATTGACGGCAGTGCAGCAACCGATGTTGGACCGATTGATTTTTCGACAGGAGCTACCACAATGCCGCTGGTAGCAAGTAAAATTCAAACCGCTATTCGTGCGGTTGCCACAGGCGGATTTACGAATGCAACGGCAGCATGGGATAACACCAATACGAGATTTATCATTACCTCCGGCACCAGCGGCAACAGTTCGTCAGTCAGTGCATTGTCCGCACCGGCTACCAATACGGACATTTCCGGTACCGGCTTCATACGGGGAACAAACGGGACTACAACAGCCGGAAAAACGCTCTATAAACACATTTGGAAACTCACCGATGATATGCCAAGCGCTACGATCGAAAAGGGATTCGGCGATCTTTCCTCCTTCTCACGATGCCCAGGCGTTAAAATTAGTAAGTTTTCGCTGTCCGCCCAAATGGGAAACAACGAATTAACGGCAAGTATTGACGTAATGGCTGCCACAGAAACATTTACCGACACCACATTGAGCGATAACCCGACTGAACATGTATTGAAACGATTTAACAATACCAAAGCATCTGTAAAAGAAAATGGTGTGTTTCTGGCAGATTGTCGCAAAATGGATATTGTAATTGATTCCGGGCTAGATGGCGATACCTATTGCTTTAGTGAAACTAACACTGACGCAGTACGAACTGCGTTGAATGAAGGCATGGTCCAAGTTACCGGCAATGTAGAAACGCTGTTTAAAAGCATGACGCTGCTAAACAAGGCGATAAATAACACCAAATCGGGATTAGCATTAAAATTAGTGAATGGCGACCATTATTGCGAAATTGAAGCGCCTGAACTTAAATTCAAACGCACATCGCCTGGCGTTGATGGTCCCAAGGGCATTTTGTTATCGCTGGACTATACCGGATTCTACCAGGAAGACGCGGACAATTCAGCAGTTGTAGTTACGTTGGTCAATGATGTACCCAGTTATGCGATATAAGGAGGAGTGGAAAGTGACGGAAGACATGGATGTAGCCGAGCAAAAAAGAAAAGAACAGTATGAAAATAACAGGGAAATCATCTTACGGTTAGCGAAGGAAGGTAAATTACCGGAACCACGCAAACTAACCCATGGAGAAAGAAAACGTCTGGATGCTGCAAAAGTAAACGTGTTTAAAATTGAAGCAGAAAATGACAAACGGTCTTATTTCACTGTTAGAGATGAAATGTCAGATTGGATCGTGACTAACATCTATCCAGACTTCAAAGGATTTGATGACATTGACAACAACATTGTCCGCTTTTTTGGTGAATATGTCTTCGGCCTATCATACCGGGACGATTTAGCAGAAAAAAACTAGTAGCCGTCTGGTCGTGGTACGTTGAAAAGCAGGGGTATTGCCAAATGTGTTTCAACACACACCAAGACCAGACGGAATGTGCAAACTGCGAATGGCGATTGCCGAAACTTTGGACGGAAAACCAGGAAGCCTGGGACCTATGGAATGCTGTTAAAACCCAATGGAGAACTAGCGTAATGGGGATGGAAGGTTTTATTACGCCTTGTCCGATAGGACTAGACTATCCGGCGGTTTACGCCGTTGCTAAAACATTAAATATTGACATAGCGCCTGCAACTTTATTTAAGCTGCAGGCGCTTGAATTTTATGAGAAAAACCGCAAGCCGAAGGAGGGTGACAATGGGAGCGAGTGACGTACAAATACGGATTATAGGCAAAGATGTAAACGCAACAGGAACATTGCGGTCCGTGGATCAAGCGGCAGCCAATACAACCGCTCAGATTAACACCCTTGGGCGAGCTACAAGCGGTTTAAATCAAGTGTTTACTAGCGCAGCGGGGTTTGCTGCTGGAATAGCAGGTTTTAACGGATTAAGCGCAGCCATTCAAGGCACTGTGGGGGCTGTGTTTAACTTCAAAAAAGGCATGGAAGTCCACGAAACCGGTATGGCTGGCATTTTGCTATCCATGACGGAAATTAACGGCAGGACGCTGACGTGGGGCGAGTCTATTGGCCTATCGAAAACAATCATGGCGCAGTTAAATAGTGAGGCCCTGCGAACGGCTGCCACAACGGAAGAATTGACAGGTGCTTTTCGCGGAATTTTGGGACCGGCATTAAATGCTAAAATGACAATTAGTGAAATTGTTCAATTGTCGTCAGCCGGTGTCAATGCAGTAAAATCTATCATGCCTAATAATGCTGACGTACAGCGCCAAATCATTCAAGAATTACGCGATTTGGTAGCCGGTGGTATTCAGCCGTCCAGTTCCACACTGGCAACGGCCCTAGGGCTAAAAGACGCTGATATTAAGGCCGCAAAAGAGTCTTCTGAAGGACTATTCAAGTTCTTAATGGACCGATTAAAAGGCTTTGAGACTTCCGCACCTGCATATGCCCGTACATGGAATGGCATAACGGACCAAATCAAAGAAGGCGTGACGCTTGGTGGATCACAAGGCTTTGATCCTCTGTTTGCCGCCATGAAAACGGAATTGGCTGACGTAGCCGCTCAGGTAGTCATTTTTAATAAAGAAACCGGGAAAATGGAAGTAAATCCAGAAATTACGAAAACATTTCGGGAGATTGGCGATACGGTACTAGTAGTCGGCAGAGAAGTAAAAGCCCTTGCAAGTGATATTAGCACCATTGCCGCACCGGCTGCGGCTATTCTTGGAGGAGCTTTAAAAATTGCTGCAGGTAATGCGGAATCGCTAACAATTGCAATTGGCGGATGGTTAGCCCTTCGCCGTGTTGGTGTTATCTATGCGGACGTAAGCGCAGCGGCAGCCGGTGCAACAACGGCCCAAACATTCCTTGGTAGGGCGGTAGTTGATACACAGGCTAAATTTGCGCAACAAGCAGCTGCGGCAATAACTGCCACACAGGAAACAACTGCTGTAACGACTGCAGCGTCCGCAGTGCGCGAAAAAACAATTGTAAATGCAGAACGGTTGGCAATGGCAGCGGTAATAAAAACAGAAAAACAAGTCATGGCCTCCGCGGTGGCGGCGGCACAAGCAACGGGAGCCAGTGCGGCTGAAATAAACGCCATTATTCAGAGTTCTTCGGCTAAGGCTGCGCTTGCGGCAGAGAGGGCTGCGCTTGCGACCAGAGAGGCTATATTGTCGACGGCCCAGGCTGCAACGGTGGCGACAGGGGCACTAGCAGAACAGGGAATAGTTGCAACGGTAGCGGGTAGCAAAGCGGCAACGGCAGCTGGAAGCGCAGCATTGGTGCAAAAAGAACTAGCGACCTCCATTGGTATAACAACAGCGGCCCAAGTGGAAAGTGGAGTAGCAGCCCAGACTGCTGGAGTAAAGACGGTTGGCGCTATGGCTGTAGGCAGAACTGCTGCCGGTAATTTTTTATCATCCTTATGGGCGTTGGCTGGCGGATGGGCTGGAGTTGCGATTGCTATTGGCTATGCAACATATAAGCTTTATGAGCATTTCGACACCAAAAATAAAATAGATAGCTACAATCCCAAGGCGAAAGTATTCGAAGAAAACGGAAAACTATACAAGGAAGCTTGGACCGAGAAACCAATTACAACGGTTGATGAGATGGGCAATACCATTGAAACGTCTGGGGCAGGGTGGGGAAAAGTAGAATTCACTCCAGGTGAATACGAAGATCATTATGCATGGAAGAAGTGGCGAGAGGAACAAGAGAACCAAAAGCCGTGGCAAAGCCCCGATGGATCAAACATTGAAGAATTAATGAAGCAGCTTACTGCTAAGTATCCCGGGACTGATGACGGCAAGGCCGCGAAAGCTGCAGAACGGGCGTATGAAGAGAAACAGCGCCTACTTGACAAACTTGCAGACATGACCGCCAAAATGAACACTAAGATGGTTGAAGATACTAGCACTGCCTATGAAGCAAATACTGCCAAGCTTACTGCCGAAGTTGAAAACATGAAGCGGGAATTAGATAAGTCATCTATTGATTTTAAAAAGTACGGACTTGACGTAACAGCTGTCTATTCTCAAATTGGCAAGTATCAAGATTCTATGAAAGCAAAAATAGAACGACAGCGCTCACAAGAGATGGCAGGCATGAAAGCGGATACGGTTCTTATCGCGACAGGAATCGGTGGAGATCCAAAACAACAAGCAGAGGCGGAATATCAAAAAGAGTTAACCCGCATTCGCAAAGAACGGCAAAATGATGAGCTATTTAAAAAGACCGCCAAAGGGCCGGATGATGCAGAAGCAAGGGCGGCGGCGGATGATAATTACGCCAAACAAGAAGCGGCAGCTTTAAAGGCGAGGAATGATAAATACCGCGATGCAGATTTGCAATATTTTGATAGAGCTGTTCAGCATAATCAAAATCTTAAATTGATAGCTGGTGAGACATCGGATGCTATTGATCGCATGAATCGGCGAGTACTCGATAATAAAATATCATTCCTTCAGCAAGAACTGAATGCAGCAAGAATTACTGTCGAAAAAAGGCAAGAACTTGAAGACAAGCTGGCTACCGCAATTGAGCAACGCAATCAGATTGCATCCAGGAATATGTATGAGTCTGTAGGGCTGGCGATCAACGACATAAGAAACGAGCAATTTGAATGGGCGAACCTATATAAAAGCACCTGGAGCGACATTGATTCAAGCGTAAACGACCATTTTAAAAACATGCTAAAAGGAAACGAAGGACTTATCCGAGGAATCAAGGGCGGATTGGTCGACGTTGCTCAATCCGTAACTGACATGATGGCAGACATTTTGTACCAGACCTACATCATGCAGCCAGTCAAAGATTGGTTTACTGATTTATTAGGAAGCATGGGGGCAAGCGGCTCGAAAGGTAGCGCATCGGCATCTACAACATCCTCTAATTTTAACGCGGGGAAATGGCTGACGAGCATTAGCTCGGGGATGAAATTTAATGCCGTTGGTGGATATAATTCGGGTGGATGGACCGTTGTAGGAGAAGAAGGCCCCGAACTGGTGAACTTTGCAAATCCTTCGCGGGTTTATACTGCCCAGCAAACCAGGCAGGCCTTAAATGGTCGTGAAGGCGGCGGAAATGGAAATGTAACAATGGTGTTTCCTGGTGTAACGAAGCCGCAAGAGGTATCGCAATTCCGATATTCCCGCAGATCCATAGCCCGACAAGGTTTTGGATTAGCGCAAAGAGGTGCAAGATAATGGTATGGGATGATTTTCACGAGGTAAACTTCCCTCCAGATATTAAATATGGCGTTGAATTTGGGCCAATGTATTCGACGGATGTTGTTACAACCAATTCCGGCGGAGAGCAGAGAAATCAAAACTGGAATCACCCCAAATACTCCGGAGACGCATCCCATGCGGTGAAAACAAGGCGGCAAATGCAACAACTGCTTGCCTTTTTTCATGCCCGGAAAGGGAAAGCGTTTGGATTTCGTTTTAAAGATTGGCTGGATTATAAAGCAAGTGATCAATTAATCGGAATATGCACAAGTGCAGGACAAACCTTTCAATTATCAAAAAAATATGTCGATGAGTTTGGTTACGAAACATTACGCCCGATATATAAGCCTATACCGAACAAGGTAATTATATATCGCAATGGAGTGCTGCAGACTACCGGATGGAGCATGGACTACACGACGGGAATATTTACGGCGAGTATAACCGGAACCTGGCGGGCTGACTTTGAATTTGATGTACCGGTCCGCTTTGATACTGATGAAATGAAACCGCGCTTTGATAATCCCAATGTATGCAGCTGGGAACAAATCCCGATCATCGAGATAAGGAGGTAACGGCATGTATGAATGGCTAACCGGCACGCTTACCTCTATCGCCTGGTGCTTCAAACTCACCTTAACAGATCATACGGTCATGGGCTTCACTTCTCATGACCAGGACCTGCTGGTTGCCGGTATTGCCTACGAAGCAGCAACCGGCTTTTCACCTTCTGCTGTAGAAACAAGCAAAGACATGTCGACAGATAATATCGATGTGGAAGGCTGCTTAACAAGTGACCGAATAACCGAAAAAGACATTGAAATAGGACGCTATGATAATGCAGAAATTGAAATCTTTATTTGCAACTGGCGCAACCTAAGCGACCCTGTTTTTATCCTGCGTAGCGGAATATTAGGGGAAGCAACTACCGGAAAAATGACTTTTCAGGCAGAGGTAAACGGCTTGTTGTCCTACCTTCAGCAAGAAAACGGCGATGTATTCCAAAAGGCGTGCCGCGCTACGTTGGGAGACGGTAAATGCAGCAAAGATTTAACTGCCTATACATTCATCGGAACAGTAACTGCCGTTAATGCAGACGGCTCGTTTAATACTAACCTAGCTCAAACAGATAAGTATTTTGACTACGGGCTAATAACCTTTACTTCTGGAGAAAACACTGGACGCGGCTGTGAAATAAAAGAACACCTGCAAGCAAGCGGGGAACTCACGCCATTTCTGCCACTCGCTTTTCCTGTAGCCGCAGGAGATACATTCACCATTATTGCCGGGTGCGACGGAAATTTCTCGACATGCAAAGCAAAATTTAACAACTATATTAACTTTCGCGGCGAACCCCATGTTCCGGGATCAGATTATGCCGCAACATACCCGGCAACGGCAGGTGCATCGAATACAGTTTCGGAAGGAGGTAGCGTAAAACGTTGACGAGAGACGAAATAATCACAGAAGCGCGGCAATGGATCGGCTCTGAGTGGCAGCACCAGGCAAGTCTAAAAGGCGTGGCCTGCGATTGCATTGGCTTAATAAGAGGATGTCATGCCGAACTTACAGGGAAACCGCTTGCGGAATCGGTAGACTATCCACGCTCAGCTTATTATTATTGCAGGGAAGAAAAGTTGTACCCAGAGTTAAAAAAATACATGGAAGAAATACCGCTAGAAGAAGCGCAGCCCGGTGATGTGCTAACTTTTGCGACAAAAACAAGATTCCCCGACCATCATGTAGGCATTCTGTCCCATAATGGTTTTTTTGTTCACGCTTGTGGTGACATTGGCGTACAGAAAGTAATTGAATCGCGGCTTGACGATCGATGGGGAAAATGCCTTCGTCACGCCTTCCGCTTTCCGGGGGTGGAAGAGTAGTGGCAACACTTGTGCTTGCAAAACTGACCGCAGGAATGGCGGGAATTTGGCAATTCGTAGGTATGCAGCTGGGGTCCTATATTGACAATAAATATCTGTTTCCGACGAAAGTAGAAGGAACCAGACTCCAGGACCTAAAGGTACAAACTTCAACCTATGGGGTAGCGATTCCCCACGTGTACGCAGGAATGGCCCGTGTAGCTGGAAACATCGTTTGGGGAACAAAATTCGTTGAGCATAAAAAAACATCTAAACAAGGTGGCAAGGGTGGCGGCGGTGGTGCGGAAGTAACGGAATATAGTTACTCCGTTTCATTCGCCGTAGGACTGAGTAAAGGCCCGATAGCGGGAATTAGGCGGGTATGGGCAGACGGAAAACCGTTCCCCTTATATGAAAGCAAATATTCACTGAATGGCATTACATCTGATCATAGCGGAGGATTAGGTCAAATTCTGGCGGGTCTAATACGAGGTGCTCAAAAACTGCAATTTTCAGAGGTAGATTCTTTAACAGCGACGAAATGGCTGTTAACAGCCAAAAATGTTGACGATGCACAAGTATTAGGTGTGGAAGATGAGGATGGAAATGAATACGATGATGCCTATTTTGGTAGCTACTACAATAATGGGCAAGTAAGTTTTACTGTAAATAAAACGACAGAATCAACGATAATTGTGGACGGAAGAAAATTTATCTTATCTGTTGAACCACATACTGCCAAATATGAATTTACTATTCATACCGGATCAGAAACCCAAATGCCGGATAGTTTTATTGAATCCATTGAAGGAACTGGTAATGTCCCGGCCTATCGGGGGATGGCCTACGTTGTATTTCGAAATTTATACGTCGATGATTTTGGAAGGCGTATTCCAAGCCTGACATTTGAATTAGAATCGACTATACATTCATTATCTGCCACAATAACGACAATCTGCGATGAGTCAGGACTAACGTCTGAAAAAATAATCACAACCGACTTGACAGGGATTAGTGTTACGGGCTTTAGCACAGAACGTGCCGGAACCGGTGCTGATAAAATAAAGGCATTACAGACAGTATATAATTTTGATGCTGTTGAGCAAAACGGAAAAGTCGTTTTTCAACGACGTTCGACGGTGGACGCTATTGAAATACCCTATGATGACTTAGGGGCTTGCGAAAACAATGAGAAAACAGAACCATTGCAAAAAATCAGAATGCCTGAAATGGACCTGCCCCGAAAATTAAGCGTTCGGTATTTTGCTCGAAACTTTGACTACCAGGAGCAGACAGCGTCGAGTAAGCGGCAATTAACCACCAGTAAGGTAGAAACGACGATCGACACAGGTCTAGTGCTTACTGACTCTGAAGCACAAGAACTAGCAGACAAACTGCTGTATGAGGCTTGGCTCAATAGAGTCAGCTACAACTTTGTAGTTGGCAGTAAATATGCCACTATACTACCGGGAAAGGTTTTGAAAGTCGCTGATAATAAAGGTGACATACATACAATGGTTACCACTAAAACCGCCTATGGCAAGCCCGGGCTAAATAAAATCAGCGCCATGGCGATTGACGGGATCGTCTATAAAACGGCAGCGAGGGACGTTGATCCAAATGGAGGATCAGGAACCGACAAACCGCAAACGCAGGTGTATTTTGAGTTTTTAGACCTTCCAAAACTTCCGGGCGATTCCAGCAGCACAGACAGTATTTATTTTGCGGCAACCGGCGAAGTATACAGCGGAGTAAATATATTCCGTACTGCCGACAATGGTGCAACCTATGAACTAGTACAACAATATGCCTTTAACTCTACCATGGGATACACAATAACAAAACTAGAAGCAGGCGTGGATCATTGTTGGGACAACAAAAACACAGTTGACGTAGTTGTCATCAGCGGAACCTTGGAATCGCGTCCCCTTATTGACGTGCTGAACGGCTTTAATGCTGCAGTAATCGGCAATGAAATTATTCAATTCCGTACCGCAACATTAATCAGTACTGGAACTTACAGACTATCGGGGCTGCTGCGCGGAAGACTGGGAACAGAAGACCACATTACAACCCATACCGCAGACGACAGATTTGTATTGTTGACTGCGGAAACACTGGGTAGAATACCGTCTAATCAAGAAGATTGGTACACGCCGCGTCAGTATCGCATAGGACCGGTAACCGCTGCCGTAGATGATCTTACCTACATGGACGTAGAATTTATCAACACGGCCCGAATGAATCGGTCATGGGCGGTAAGTCATGTAACAGGCGTGAGAGACGCGGCAGGAAACCTTACCGTAGTATGGATGCGTCGGACTCGATTGAATGGTGAATGGAAAGATTTATCAGACGTACCGCTAAACGAAACTGCGGAAAAATATGAAATTGACATTATGACAGGCAGCGCGGTACTCAAAACAGTTACCATCACGGAACCGGTGTGGAATTACACAACAGCGGAACAAACAACCGACTTCGGGAGCGTTCAGCCAAGTATTACGATTAGAATTTATCAAATCAGCGAATCGCGGGGCCGGGGAATAGCAAAGGAGGAAACAGTATAATGGCAGATACATCGCCACGGTTAGGATTTGGCTATATAAAACAATCCCAATCAGGCAAAGAAATTACCTTTGCCGAGTTCGTAAACCGATGTGAAGTTTTTATACAGCCGGTGGTTGAGTCAATGACCTTAACAGCGCCGCCTGCTGGCGTAGAGGGAAAACTATATGTTATTGCTACTGGAGCAACCGGAGACTGGACAGGAAAGGCTAAATTGTTAGCTCAGTATATTGACGGAGCGTGGGCGTATTTTACGCCGGTTGAAGGACTTAGAATTTGGGATAAAAACACATCTATGAGCATGGTTTATAAGTCGTCCACATGGCAAGCCGAAATTACCGCAAATGGTAAGATCGGCTTTTTTGGTGCCACCCCGGTTACCAAAACAACTGTGACAATGACAAATACTAATAGTGCTATCGGTGGATTAACAATAGGCGCTACATATTCGCAAGTCGAAGTGCAGGCGCTAAGGGATGGCACAGAAATATTAGCAGATGATGTTAGGGCAATAAAAGCAGCGTTGTCGGCACTGGGGGCGATGTAAGTGGCGCTACCAGTTCGACTTGATTTTTACGCAAAACAGGGAGATAGCTTCCGATCCGATCCCATACAATGGCGTCGAGGCGACACTCCGGTGGACTTAACGAATCTTGCCGGGAAGTGTCAGGTGCGGAACATTCCGCAAGGCGGACTAATAGCAGAATTGACGGTCGTAAAAGACGATGCTGTAAATGGATGGTACCATATTGAGGCTTCCAGGGACGTGATGACAAATATACCAACGGCGGGGGCTACTGTAAGCGATTATACAAAATACATCCAAGACGTTCAGTTTAGCTTTGAAGACTATCAAGAGACTGTGTCTGATGGTTTTTTTTATGTAGCACCGGAGGTGACGAGAAATGTCTAATACAATAGTGATTGATAAAGGCGCAAACGAGTCCGTTAGCCAGGCGGCAATATCTGCCAATATTGCCACAAACAAAGCCGCACAAACATTGGGATACAAAAACGAAGCGGAGTTGAGTGCATTAGCAGCGGCAGCTTTTGCATCTCAAATAGCTAGCCTGTTTGATTATACCGGCACTGCTAAATTACTAGATATAATTCAAAGAGGCCCTGTAATTGATGCAAGAGCTCACGGTGTAAAGTGCGATGGCGTAACGGATGATACTGCCGCATTACAGGCGATTCTGGACTTAGTTGGCGGTTCGCTTGCAGACTATCAGGCCGGGATATATAAAGGCGGTAAAATTTTAATTCCAGGGGTGTGTAGGATAACGGCTCCGATATATATTGGACCTAACACCAAACTGATTGGTCTTGGATCTACTAGTTGGAGGGCGAGTTATTTAATGCCTCATCCTAGTGGCTCGGTAATTTATTGCGATTTCACAAATACCGAGCAGTACGCCGTTAATGTTTCTGGTTGGGTAACAGCAACAGGACAAAGGCATACAAGCTATTATTCTTCCGGTACTAGCTTTGATAGCGGGACAATAACTTTTACCGACAATGTAGAAATAGAAAATATTGCTTTTTATACTACACAAGATATAGCAATAGGTTTGCGATTGTGCGGAGCAGGGCGCATTAAGTTAAGAAATGTAGCATCTGTAAACTTTCGAAATGGTGTTGTTGCAAGTAGTTGCTGGGGTGGGTCAGCTAAAAACATTTTTGTTTTAGCAAAACATTCAGGGTTTTCATTGTTAGATGCATGCAATGGGTTTTCATTAAGAGACAGTTATATAAACAAAACAGGGAATCTCACGATGGATTCAAGCAATAAAATAATAACTAGATGTGATGCTTCAGACGGAACACTATATGCAAGGACGGGAATTTATTCTTGCTTCTCTAACGTAGTAGATTTTAACAATGTAATTACAGAACTGTGGGATAGATATTACCGAGTGTCGCGGAATGATGCAATGTCTATCCGCAACGCTTACATGGAAGGAAATACTGCCAATGTTGCTACTAACTGTTTTGATATAACACAAAGCACGTACAATATCGATTCGTTTTGGGTTTTTTGCAGCTCAACAACAACAAATGTATTACGCGACACGGGGGCTTCAGTCGGGAAACTCAGTAATATTGCAAAAGTAAATACAAGCGGTACTCAATATGCAACTTTTGCAACTTCCGAGGGGTTCAGTACAATTGATGCAACTAGTTGTAGTATTCCCGACACGCAAAAACCGGTATCTGGCATCAAAATGTTCACTCACACTAGTTTTTACGTGGACACATCTACGGGTAATAACGCAAACAGCGGAACGCAAAACGCGCCGTTTGCTACCATTACAAAAGCGTTAGATTATATTGTTGCAAATAATATAAAACAAGCTAGTATATATTTACAAGGAGGTCAAACGTTCAGCGTCGGGTATAACACTACTGTTGATGCGGGTACTATTTTAAGTATAAAAAGTTATGGCACGGGGAATGCAGTCGTAGCATCATCAGCAACTAGTGGGTTTATAAACATGGTAAGATTATATAATAACGTATCAGTATCCTTTGATACGGTTACCTTGCAAATAGCAAATGGAACCTATAATACATCGCAAAGAGGAATCCTATATGGCTACGGAAGTAATATAAATATAAACTTTAAAAATTGTCTAATTCAAATTGGGGCAGGTGGGGCACTATTTCAACCTGGAAACGGACTTTTAGCAGCAATAAACACATACTATACCGGATGTACGATTGATGGGTATAGTTCGACATATGGTTATTTATCATTGCCAATTTCGGGAAGTATGGCAAAAATGGTAATAACTGATTACTCTTATGGTCACACAATTAACGCCACAATAAAAACACAAGGATATAGTGGATCTACAATAATTCACTCAGATTTATTAACATAGAAGATATCGCACAATGCAAAAAGCTTACTGACAACACACGAATAGTAAGATATAATAACGAATATAATTGTATGTAATTTTGCGGGGGTTGTGATGAAAAAAACTATTGTTAAAATTATATGTTATATTAATCTAATAAGAGCTATTCCTGCGCTTGTAACTTATCAACTAACATCTCAAAAAGATTTAATCGATAAAGATATTGTTGTTTGGTCAAAATATAATAATATTTCCGAGTTTGGTGTCCGAGAAAAAATAATTTGGTTATTAGTATTTAGGAAAGAGTACAGGAACTTATTTTATAAAAGAATCCAAAAACAAAATTGGATTCTTTCAAAAATGCTAACTGTATTTTTTGCTCCTTTGGACAGTTTGTTTATCGAAACCAACGATATTGGGGCAGGACTATATATTCAACATGGATTTGGTACAGTCATTGCTGCTAATAAAATCGGCGATAATTGCTGGATTAATCAGCAAGTTACGATTGGGTTTAAAAATAAAACCGATTCGCCGATTATTGGTAACAATGTCCGTATAACAGCTGGCGCAGTTGTTATTGGCAAGGTAAATATTGGGGAAAACTCAGTAATCGGGGCAAATTCATCAGTAACAAAAGACATTCCTCCCAATTGTACTGTCGTTGGCAATCCTGGGTATATAGTTAAAAAGAATGGTATTAAGGTAAAAGAATATTTATAGGTTTTAATAAAGAAAACGCCTGAGTTTAACTTGGGCGTTTTCTTATTGTACATAGAAATTGGCGGTGCTAATAGATGAAAGTAATTTTATTGGAGGCGGAAGAATGGAAGAGATATTTAACAGCGTATTAAAAGCGGCTAAAGGGGCTGCACAATCCTTGGGGGATGTGGCACTAGTCAAAGTGGGTGTTGCTGGATTGTTGGCGGCAGTGTTCAGTAGTCATGGTACCGCGCTTATGGCGTTTGTAGTATTGATTTTGATTGACTTAGCAACAAAATGGATGTCGCTGACATATCGGTACCTTCTTGACCAGGGCGTATGCCAAGAGCAGGCCGGGCTATGGCAATGCGCTCGAAATATGGGCAATGCCTTTAACCAGAAATACATTACATCGGAAATGATGAAAACAAAGTTTGCCGGAAAGATCATTTTGTATATGGTGCTGGTGACGGCGGTAATCCATGTTGATTTTATGGTGGGCGGCGAAGGTGTTTTCTTAAAAGCAGCCTGGTACTATCTGGCGGCTACTGAAGCAGTCAGTATTATTGAAAATTTGCGCGATGCCGGAGTACAAAGCCTTGACCCGCTGCTGACCTTTATTCGGTCTAAGTTAGGAGGGCTGAAATAATGAGTGGTAATGCACCGCCCGGACTATGGGAAATACCTTTAATTATTGCAATGGCAGCATGGGGCTATGTAAAATATAAAGCTGTCTTAGCATGGCGGCGGCTTACGGGGAGGAAGTAGCCATGACTGATGAACAATTAGCCTATGAAATAGCGCGGGGGATCGGTCAAACTGGAGTAGAGGGAAATTATGGCAGCGTGTCTTGCAGCACTGCCGGGGATTATCCCAGTATAGGCATTTCCCAGTGGGAAGGGATCGGAGGTAGGGGAGATTTGTTGCTGAGTTATATTAATGGCGGTGATTATTTCGCAGGCCGGACATATACAGGTATTCGGCGCAGCGGAGAACTAGACGCGCTTTCTGAGCTGCTTGCATCGCCACAAGGTCAAGAAGCTCAAAACATCATACTGGCGCAGGATTGCCTTTCCTCATACGTTCCTGCACTGAAGCAAGTACCTGGCTTGGATGATAGCAGGTGCTTTATTTATGCGGGCATATGGTGTCCTACCAGTCACAATGTTGTCAGGAGGTTTCTGCAAAATCGCACAGACAAATACAATCTCAGGAGCCTAGCTATGTTACGTTATCTATTCCGGGATCAGTATTACATTGCTGCATCAGTCGGAGTGGAGAATGCAGCCGGTTACGCCAATAGGGCTGAAAACACTTATCAATATGCTGCTGGCAGAGATTTAAGCGAATACGGGGTACAACCTTACGGCAACGGCCCCTTCGGGAGGTAAGGCGATTGGAAACAACAAAAACTTTTATCCGCAATAATTGGAAATACATTATTGGGCTGGCGATACTGCTGGCCTTTTTATTTTGGGCGCGGGGTGAATACCAGGAGTGGAAGCAGCATAGCAGGAACCAAAGCGCCACGCCTGTTATTAATGTAAATACTGCAGGGGAAGCGTCCAAACCCGGAGAAACGCAAATCGTATATGTCCAAGGAGAAAATACCCATACCAAGGAAATTGTATATGTACCAAAAGAAACCGACACCACAACCGGAACACCGGAAAAAACTGACGTGCAGTTTGATAAGCGCCAGGGCAAGATATATGTAAAAATAAACGGCAAGGAATTTGAAATCCCTGCCGAGGTAACGGAAAACACTAAATTTGAGAATGGGAAATTAGTTGTAACTGAACAAACTGAAATGCGTATCAACCTTACAACACCTAAGCCTGCAATGAATTTGGGCGTAGGATGGGGAATTAACGGCCCGGCAGCACAGATGAACGGCCCACTATATAAAAACGTGTCCTGGTGGGTGTATGGAGATCAGAAAACGGCTGCAGGCGGGATTCAGTTCCCAATAATGAAATAATGTTATTGCCCAGTGGCTTCGGCTGCTGGGCTTTTTTATTTTAATCATATGTGATACTTTATTATTGAGAGGTGGATTAGATATGGATTTGTATATAATGGCAACTTGGGTATTTATTGCAGTCGGTATCGTTTGTGCTTTACTTGTGAAGTATATTCTTCCTGTATTTGCAACAAGAATTGTAGATAATCATTTTAATGAAAAGCTAGAAACTCATAAGCATGAATTGCATAATCTAACAGAAGCAGCGAAATTCGACTTTCAGAGAATGTTGTCTGGATTTAACCTTTATGCTCCTAAACGACATGATGCTTATGAAAAAATGCATAGCAGTATCATTAAAGCTAAAAACTATATTTTTGGATTACGTCTAGCTAGAACAGAGCCAACCTTTTCTGACTATGATGAGAGTGATGTGCAGGAATATTTGAAAGATATATTGATATTACCGAATGGAAAAATAAAAGAAGTTGTAAATCTCTGGGAGTCCGGTGATCAAGAGTCTGCAAAGAAAGAAATTCGACGCTATTTAAAAATTAAAGCTAATCGAGACGCAAGCAATTCCTTTATTGATGCAAATCAATGCTTTTTCGATTCATCTTTATATTTATCTAATGGCGCTATAGAATTAGCACAATTACTTTTAAATGACCTTAGAAGCCTGCTGATTAATTACAACTCTGATTATCCCGATAAGGAATTGAGAGAAGAGAGCAATCAATTAAAAATAAATATAGAAAAAAACATAGAAGAACTCACACTAATTATGAAAATGGAATTATCAGTAGGTTATTATGAAGAGAAATAAATGTAATGCCCTTTGTCCGCTCATCCTTCGGGGTGGGCGGTTTTCTATTTATTGGAGCTTTACAAAACAGAACGTTTGTTCTAAAATGGCTATACAAACACATGTTCTAAAAGGAGTAGTAATATGGCTAAAACATTTATAACTGTAATAGCGGAACACAGCCCAAAAGGGGAAATAAAACCGCTCTCGATTGTATGGGAAGACGGGCGCAAATATAGTGTAGACAAGGTACTGGACGTAAGAGTGGCAGCATCACTAAAAATGGGCGGTCAGGGTAGGCGCTATACTTGCAGGATACATGGCAAAGAGGTATTCCTATTCCATGATTCGGGACAATGGTTTATAGAATCGTAGCAGGAAAAATATTACATTTATCGAAAACGTACTATAATATGTTTTCGGTGGTGAATTATGCTTAAAAATAAATTAGAGAAGATACGATTTAAGTTGAGCGATAAAAAGGGTAGCGAAGTAACCCAACTTGAATTTGCAAAAAGCGTGCTAGATGTAGGGCAAAGTCAATATAATCGATGGGCGCGCCAAGAAGTACAGCCTTCATTGGATATGGCATTTTGGTTGGCTGCGAAGCTAGATTGCAAAATAGAAGATTTATTTGACTATACTCCTCCGAAAACGGGGGAGTAATTTTTTATTTTAAATTATGTAGGACAGGCAATTATTATGAATGATTGCATATTATAAACTATAAAAAAATGAAAGCGAGGCGAATATACGACGAGTATACTGTCAGAAATTAAGAATGATATACGTTCTATTTTGCTCCCTATGTTCGGTTTAGATATTCCGCTATCTGTAACAGAAACCATAGAAGCGCTATGGCCCGAAACACTCAGGCCGCAGATCCATGCAAAAAAGAAAGCTACTAACGGCTATGCATTTACAATCGCGCTTCCTGCAGGAATCAGCTTTAAGGATTTTTGCAGTAAAGCAGATTATTTTAAGGACGCAGCTGGCGGCAATAAAGTAACTGTATCTATTAGTCAGTCAGGCAAGATGGCAATTCTACAGATCAACACTAATTTGCTAGGGGATTATTTTAAGTATACTTTTGATTATCCACGGTCCGGTATTTTGCCGGTTCCCATTGGTTACAGTCAAACCGGATTAGAAGTTATTGACCTGGCTGCATTGCCACACATGCTGATCGGCGGCACTACTGGAGGCGGAAAGTCTAACAGCATACATGTTATAGTCAATTCCCTTTTAAGCCTTGCAGAGCCGCCTATAATCATCCTGATTGATCTGAAAATGTCGGAGTATAACTATTTGGAAGATCAAGTTATGTTGGTTACTGACATTGAAATGGCTGGTCATGCTCTTAATCGATTAGTACAGGAAATGAAGAAGCGGCAGCAGATATTAAAACAATCAAGATTTGTGAATGTAGCTAAGTATAACGAGAAGTGTACTCAGAAAATCCCCTACATAGTCTTAATTATTGATGAGTTGGCGGAAATGAAAAACAAGGATGCCCAGGAAGATCTAGAAACATTGCTCCGTTTGTGTCGGGCTAGCGGTATTTGCATTGTCGCTGCCACACAAAGACCATCAAGCAAGATTTTTACCAGTAAATCATTTGGAGATGCTAAAGCAAATTTCGTAGGCAGATTATGCTATCAAACCATTTCGAGCATAGATAGCAGAATTATACTGGACTCAGGGGAAGGGGCGGACCTGCCGAAGATACCCGGCAGGGCATATTGGCGGTTAGGGCGTGAACTAATTGAAATTCAAACACCATACTTAGACCCGGAGGAGGTTATATCAGTTGACCAATTTTCGACGCCAGTGTTACGAACGGAATTCAAGGATAATGGCAACATTGGCAGAGTGGGGGGTATTGGATACGCAGCAACTTCAAATATTATGCTTTCCATCGGAACGGGTAGCACAAAGAAGACTGACGGCACTATTTCAAGAAGGAAGAATAAAGCGTAACACTCAGGTGTCGCCATACTTGTACTACGTAAACAACCAAAAAGAGCCGCTAAAGCGTATAGGCGTAAATTGGGCTAGGTTGTGGATTGCAAAGCGGTGCAGAAGCTGGGAACGCATAGAATTTGATTATGATAAATGCATTTGTACGGTGACTAATACGGTCACAGGAGGCACTAAGGAATACTGGATAGTTGACAACGCCTTTAATCTACCGGGCGACCACTCGCTGATCGTTACTGATGATTGGATAAACAAAATAAGAGGGGAGTTACTATGTACATAGTTGTTATGGCGGCGGCTTTGCTAATACCGGCAACTGCTCACGCCGCAGGGCTTAAAGATTTAATTACCGGCGCTTCTCCAGATGCAAAAACGTATCTGTATGGTGTTATTGCAATATTTGCAGTAGGAATAGTAGGGTTAGCCGGTTCAATGATTTTATCAGCGTTCGGCAATGCAAAGGTTGCCAGATTAGTGACAAACGGGAGCTACCTGGCTGCAGTTGGTATATTTTTGTCATTGGCATTGATGCTATTTAAACAGTTTGTGGAGTTGGTCGTCGGCTAGTCGTTTGTTTGTTCGGCAGCTATACACTATGGCGTACAAAAACAAGCTCCAAAACCGCATGGAGGGATTGTCTTTCTCCTATAAAACAGGGTTTCGGTAAGTAATTAAAATAGAGGGGGATTAGCATGGAAAAAATCAATGATATGGTGAACAAAGTTATCGATGAGTGCGAGAAACAAGGAATACCTTTTCTTGCTGCGTTTGGATTAGAAAAGATTGCCATACTTGAATATGCGCCGGACAATACCCCGGAGCGGATCAAGAAGGCCCGCACTACATTAATTAGTACAACGAAGCAGGCAAGGCGGCAAATAGAAATTGAGGCATAAATAACGGGAAATAGTATTATTGCCCAAAGGGACTTGTCCCTTATTTTGCACCTTACGGCGGTCTGTAAGGGTCAGAAACGGTCTTAAGCGGTACAAAGTGAGTAGAAAACAATTAACATGTAGATTTGCAAGAATGGCGTATTTACTGGGACGGCGGGACGTGAAATGAAAATAATAAACGGTAAACAAGCGAAGACCTTTTGACTACGAATCAAAAGGTCGCAGGTTAAAATTCTATCGGACGTTAATTACAGACATAAAAAGGCTTTGTGGAAATTCCGCAAAGCCTTTTTTGACAACGACGAAAGAGAAAAAATAGAAGTTGAATAGTTGTTTACTTTCTCGAACGTATGTTCTATAATGATAATCAAATATAAAGATTCGGCAAAATTTTCAATAATTTAGCGTAAATTGTCGGAAAATTTATATGTGAAATTAGTATCAATCTTGCAGGTATTGATACTAATTCGTCCAATGTTTAACTAGTTTAACATGATTTTCCATATTTGTTATGGGGGTGAATATAGAAGCGCTATTGCCTGTTAATACTAAAGTTGCGACAGGAGGTGGCAAATTGATAACTCTAAAAGATATGGGGCTAAAAGCAAAAATTCTGATACCGGCCTGCAAAGAAGCTGGAGTGAGAATGGACAAAGATCGCGCGTCAAAAATTATTCACGCTCAGACTGTGATAAAGCCTGCTGAAATGGAGGTGATAAGCAGAATACTCAATAAGACAATGGACGAGCTATATACCAAACTTGGCTCAGAAGAAGGGGAAATCCCTTGCCCGCTGCTTACATGGCTATGGGGAACAGAAATGATTTGTTGGAGCTATGCTTGTAATTTATGGGACGACGATGCTCAGTGGTGTAGGTATAAGGGGCTGAAACGGTTTGCAACACGAAACAACCCGACAGTCGAAACTATCGGGCAGGGTTCTTCTTAATAGGTTCTATATTGTATTTCCAACGCAAAAAATCTTTGTAGAGGTTTATTTCCTGCATGGCTGGTACTGGGAATTCATCCTTTTCTCTAAAAAAATCTTCTAATGTTATA